AATTCAGTGCGAGGTCTTGAAACACCTGGGCGAGTGAATACCCTCAAGGGCGCACATGGATGCGCGCCCCTTCGGGGTTTTCTCATGTCCACAACTGTAGGAGTTCAAACAATGTTTACCGTTACTGTTTCCCATAATTCCCTCAAGGCGCTGGCGCTGATCGCCGGCAAGGATGACGCGCGCCATTACCTCAACGGCGTACTCATCGATACGACGACACCGGGGCGCTTGCATCTGGTCGCGTGCGATGGACACCGGGCGCTGATCGTCGGCAATGCCAAAGTCGACGGGGATATTGCGGCGGGGCAATTCATCGTTCCGCTGGAAGCCATCACCACGGCGAAACCGGTCCGCAAAGATCCGATTGAAATTGATATCACGCCCATCACGGACATTCGCGCGGACTACACGGTACGCGGGAAATTGACCGGCACCGGGTACACAATCGACGGCCGGTTTCCCGACTGGCGGCGCATCGTTCCGGGGCGTCGCGTCGAACAGGGTGAGTTCGCGCATTTCAACATGCGATACGTTGGGGACTTCGGGCGCGTGGCCGAATTGCTGAACTTCAAATACCCGCACATTGTCCACAACGGCGACAACGCCGCGTGGGTCAACCTGGGCTCCGATGCGTTCGGAGTTCTGATGCCCATTCGCTCCGATACCGTGACCGGGCGCGGCGGCGTGGTTGACTGGCTTGACCCAGTAAAGCACATGGAGGAAAAGCGCAAAGCTGCGTAGAGCATTGCCGGTCGCGCATCCTCACGGGTGCGCTTCCGGGAGTTCTCAACTGTAGGAGTAACCGTATGACTGACAAGACAGCGGCCCCGACTTTGCTCGAAGCGTGCAGGGCGCAACACGTGGCGATTGATGTGTTGTTCGCAATGCTGATTGCCAAGACAGCGCACGACCCGGAGCCGTTCTATCCCTCGGAGAGCGGACACATCTGGGACGCATTGGTCGCGGGCAATGCGGCGATCAAAGCGGCCGAGGACGCGCCCCCGACGTACACCTTCGCGCACCTCGAAGCGGCTGCCTGCATGTGGGAGTACGTGTTGGAAACCCTTCGCCGCCACCGTGAAACACGCAATCCCTGGGATGAATACCGCGAGGCGTATGGCATGGCCGGACTGCGCGAGAAGGTGATTCTCCACGCACGAGAGATGGAGACGCACTATCAGGAAGCGGTCGCGAACGGGTATGACAAGGACTTCGATTGGCAGTACGTGCCGAAGTACATGGAAGATCACGTCACCCGCATTTTGACTTGAGTCCCGTGCGCGGGCGCGGTGCCGTTACCGCGATACCAACAACGGCGAGAGAGCCCGGCCTAGTGCCGGGCTTTCTTTTGGGAGCGCTGGCGGGTATCTGCCAGTTGGGCATTCAACAAGTAGTAAAAGCCCTTTGTTTGTAGTGTTTCCGCACATCTACTAGGTGCATGGGGTGCAAGGGGTCAGGGGTTCAAATCCCCTCGTCCCGACCATAACTGACTGATAATTCAACAGTCAGTGCGCCGAATGACGACATCCGTCGACATCGGTCTCCACGATTTCCCAAACAAACTGGCGGGTATCTGCCAGTTGGGGTTACTATGTTGGTCGGCAGCGAAATTTCTGCCAGTTGGGATTTTGGCCGGCTGAATGCCTTGCCGCCGTGCATTTTACTACATTGCACGGTTGCAAGTGCGCTACTAGGCTTCGCCACGTCCCGCCCGAAAAACAAACTGTAGGAACCACTGAACATGAAGAATCTGAAGAAAGTTACCGATTCGCAGCTGGCGAAATGGCGGTTCAACCCGTCCGACCGCAAGGCGAATGTCATTCACCTGGGTGTGCTTGGAATGTCGGTTGAAATCCAGAAGTGCGGCGAGATCGCCTTCGCGGTGCGCATGACCATCAAGGGCGTCCGCAACAGCGAAACCCTGAACCACTTCGTCGCCGGTCAGTACGGCCTTGAGGCGGCGATGGAAGATGCCCGCAAGCAGCGCAAAGCGTGGCGCGATCAGGCCAACGGCCTTGTCGTCGACGACGATCCGGCGGACGTTCCGACGCTCGCCCAGCTGCTCGACCGTTACGCGAAAATGAAGGGTGAGGACTTGCCGCAGACCTGGGTCGACATGCGCGCCCTGATCGAGTGCGTGTATGCGCCGCTACTCCCGCGCAACACCCGCACCATCAAGCGCGATGAGTTGCACGATGCGCAGACCGAGTACCTTGATAAGCGCGAACGGGAAACCGATCACCGGCCCATCTCCTCCGTCATTCACGCCTATCGGTACGTGAAGCCGGTACTGAAGTGGGGCTGCGAAAGCTCTTGGCTGCACCCGAAAACCCTGGCCGGCTGGAAAACCGGGCTCAAGAAAGAGAAGCGCCGGGGACGCGTTGTCACGCCGCGTGAGTGGCAGTTATCCGCCCCGGCACTCGATGCACTGCCGAAGGATATCGGCCTGTACGTGCGCTATCTGTTCGCCACAGCGGCCCGTGTCGACATGCCCTCGACGATGCGCTGGCGGGATCTGCGCATCCACAATGTGGGCACTCCGGAAGCGCCAAAGATGCTCACCATTTGGGGCGTCCCGGACCCGCAGAACATGAAGGCCGGGTATGCCGCCGTGTTTCCGATTGTGGGCGAGTCGAAGCGCATCTTAGATTACCTGCGCGCGAAGGCCGGCACCGTGAAGCCCGATGATTTTGTGTGGCCCAAGGCGCCGCGCACGGCCTGGATCGAGCGCGGCAATCCCGATTACTGGCAGAAGAAGATCAACGAAGCGAGCGGCACGAAGGGCTGGCATCGGCACGACATCCGCCGCACGATGGCGACGCTGCTTCAGTTCGTGAAGGCCGACATGGCCGACATTAAACTGATGCTCGATCACAAGGAGCGCGATGAAGATGGAAGCTCGACACCGTGCTACACGGTGCTCGATGAGAAGGGGCTCGAATCGCTCGCCCGTCTTGCCGTCAAGGTGGAGGAAGTTCACGCCCTGGTGCGCGACATCGAAGCCGGCAAGGACTCGACCCAGTTGCGCAACCTGTACGCCAAGCTCGACAGTTCCCCGAAGGTGATCGAGTGGTGGTTTAAGACCGGCGTCGACCGCGACACGATGGTGGAGATCAAGCCAGACCCGCGTCACGGGGATGGCAAGGTCACCCCGATCCGGGGAGGGGCGAACGCGGCATAAGTCCATACGTATAACTGCCAATCAAGGGCGCCTCCGGGCGCCCTTTTTTTGGTCCCGACAATGGCCGACAAGGGCTGTCACGATTTGTCATTGCTATCCCGCTCAACCAGTGGTTGACTGCGTGCCGCCCGATGTCCACATGAGCACGCGAGGCACGTATGGTAGGCAAGAAAAAGCAGACGATGACGAGTGAGGAACTGTGCGAGCGCTACGGCGTCACGCTGCGCACGATTCACCACATGGAGCGCAAGAAGGGCTTCCCGTTGGGCAGCATATTCTCTAAGGCGCTGGTCTGGTCACACGAGAAAGTGATGGCCTGGGAGAGGGAGCACATGCCGCACCTGCACGCTGGTGCCGATATTGATGAGAACCCAGAACAACTAGCGGAGTGGGAGAAACACGCCCGAATGCGGGCGCTGGATCGCGAGGGAACTGGGGAAGCGGAGCCGGAACCACCGCCGAAGAAAAAGACGAAGCGGTCTCGTAGCCGCAAACCAAAGTAAGAGAAAGGGCGCCTAGTTGGCGCCCTTTCTTTATGCCTCAATCGGTGAGAGAGCTTCCGAGCAAACTTCGCAACTTCTTGTCGAGCCTCTTTTCCAGCCGCCACAGACTCTTGAACTGCTCCACGGCTTCCTCTGCCGGTAGCGTCATCTTCACAACCAGCACCTTCAACTCCTGATGGTGGTGATCGCGCACTTCTAGCAAGGTGCGCTGAACCGGCACGTCCGGCAGAAGATCATGCGGCGAGCAGTTAAGTGCTTGTGCCAAACGAGCTAACGTCTTGGGCGTCGGCAAGCTCCGCAGTGTGGTGTACGTGCTAATTGCATCCTTCGATAACTTGGAGGCCCGAGCTAACTCGGCGCCGGTCATTTTTTGCTCGCGCATCCTCGTAAGTAGGCGCTCTCTGAACGCCTCTTTGCCTCTTTCTCCGCCGAATGACTCGTCAGGTTTGATGTTCAACCTACAGCTCCTTTTGGTTTTAGCTAGTAGTGGTTGCTAGCAATCAACCACTAGCGGACTAAGAATATCCGCCTATGTCGCCATTTGACGCCTCTTGCCTGCATTTCACAACTGTAAGTTGACAATCAGTCAACAGCGCTTGTCGACACCTGTCTGCAATGAGCGCGATTTAATCAAGCCATGTCTGTCTGCTCACATACAGGGGCGATTACTTTTGTAAATCAGTGAGTTATCTGGCCATGTCTTGACGGTCGACAGAGGGTAGTCGCAGCGTGTCGGCCTCTGTCGACCCCCCGTGAAGGACTACGGCCATGCTCTACACCGTCCACTTCGACTACGAAGCCCTGCAAAAGGATTTGGGGTTTCTACCTGGGGACCTTCCCGCGCTCCTACAGGGGCTCTTTGGGGAGAAGATGAGCAAAGCAGGGGTGTACGCGTGGTTTGCACGCGAACGGATGACGGTCGAGCGCCTGATTCAGTTACTTGCCATTGTCCGCATCGAGTCCGACCGAAAGTTAAACATCTGGAAATACATTCGTGTTACGCGCGCCTCAAATAGGAGGGCTGCCTAATGCGAATCCCCCTTCAGGATGAAGCGCACTGGCACGAGCTACGCGAAAGCCGCATCGGTGCGAGCGAAGTAGCAGCGCTCTTTGGTTGTGGCTACCAGACGCACTTCCAACTGTGGCACGAAAAGCGCGGCGACTTGGAGCATACCGACTACACCGACAACGAGCGCATTGTGCTTGGCCGGTGTCTGGAGGAAGGCATCGCAAAAGCCGCTGGTGAGTTGTTCGGCTACAACCTCACCAAAGCCACCGACTACTTCGACGACGACCAATGCCCGCGTCTGGGTGCAACGCCCGATTACTTCCTCACGCACGATGGCAGCGAGTATCCGGCAGAGGTTAAAAATGCCAGTTGGGGCTCGTTCAAAGACAACTGGATTATTCACGAGGACGGCTTCACCGAGCCGCCGCTGCGCTTTCAGTTGCAGGTACAGACGCAGCTGGCTTGCACGGGCGCCAACAACGGCCTGCTGATCGCGCTCATCAGCGGGGATCGCATCGTGCGCTGTGAGATACCGCGCCACGAGGAAGCCATCGCCGAGATACGCCGGCGCGTCACCGAGTTCTGGGCATCGGTGGAAAACAATGTCGAGCCGCCGGCCGAAATGCCGCGCGACTTCGAGGCAGCCAAGCGCGTGTGGCCGGGCGGCCATGCCGCAGTGGATCTTCACGGCGACCCGGATATCGAAGCGTGGCTGGAGCAAATCCGAGAACTGCGCGAGGTACGCAAGAAAATCGAGGATGACAAGGACGTAGTCGAGGCGAAGGTGATGGCTTACTGCGTGTCAAACCAGTACGCCGCTATCTCCGCCAACGGCGGGCGCATCAGCTGCAAGCAGGGCAAGGCCAAGCCCTTGCGCATGGTTGAGTTCAAGGCGCAGCCCTCGAAGCTCGAACTGCGGATCACGACGCGATGAAGCCCATCTCTGAAGGCGTGCTGCGCTATCAGGCGATGCGCTGCGAGACCGCCAAGTATCCCAGGTGCAAGTGCCGCTGTGGCGGCGCGTTCCACGGCACCAAGCACGCCGATGAATGGATCGCCGAAGAGGTCATGCGTGACCGGGTGCGCTGCCAGTGCGTGCCCCAACAGGTCGACTGGGTCGGATACGACGAGTTCAAGGAGTTCCTACCATGAATTTCGATCAGCGCGTGATTGAGGTCGCCGATGCGCGCGACGCCTCACACAAGAACAGTGACGGCTGTTTCACGTCCAACAAAAAGGACAGCCATCGAATCGGCGCGGCCGGCGAATGGATCTTCGCTAAGTGGTTCAACATCCCTTACGACATCGCCGAGCACACCGAGCACCCGGAAGGCGACGGCGGGATCGACTTCACCGTCTATCTCACCAAGCATCGTTACCCGCTCACCATCGATGTCAAGACCGCCCGCAATCCTTATTACCTGCTGGTGAAGGACCACCTAATCGGGCGTGGCGCGCAACTGCTGGTGCTGCTGGCCTTCGATGATGCGACTAAGGCGTGCTCGTTCGTCGGGTTCGAGTGGCGGCGCGTCATGGCGCAGATGCCGGTGAGAACCTTCGGCCATCCGCAAAAGAACTACTACCGGCCGCGCGAGAAATTGCACCAGTGGGGTGAGCTGTGCGCCCTGATGGCGCTGCGTGATGGTCTTGCGGGGCCTGGGTGAGACGGCGCCGGCCCAAACAACCAGGATTGAGGTGGCTACCAAAGGCCGCGCTCAAGTGGGTGGATGGAAGCGGTGCCGTCGTTTTGCTGGAGCGCCAGCACGCGCTGTACCTCAACCTCGATCTTGGCCCGGAGAACGCCGCGCTTACCTACCACGAGCGCGCCATGCAGAAGGCCGTCGTGCAGTACATCGACAAGGCGCATCCCGAGATAGGCAGCTTGTGCTTTCACGTGCCGCTGGAACTTCTCAGGCGCGATGACAAGAGCGCCGCGCTCTTCCACTCGGTCGGCGCGCGCGCCGGCGTCGCCGACATCGTGATGTTGGTTCCACGTGGCACCTATCACGGGCTCGTCGTGGAGTTGAAAGTGCCGGGGAGAAGGCCCACCGACACGCAGTGCAGTTTTTTAGAAGCCGCTCGCACTCAAGGGTATGCGGCGTGCTGGTCCGATTCGCTCAACACCGTTCTGAGGCTCATCGACGTATACCTCACGTTGCCACCGCGAGCCGCGCTCTTTGAACTCATCCCAAAATCATTGGAGGAAAGCCATGAACTCCGTCGTCGCCCAAAGGCCCGCTCAAAAGCCGATTGAACTGATTCGCTCGCAGCTCTACCTGCCATCGATGCAGGAGCAGTTGAAGAGCGCGCTACCGCCGCATGTGACGGTGGAGAAATTTTTGCGCGTTGCGATGACCGCGCTCCAACAGAACCCAGGACTGCTGTCGATGGATAGGCCGTCCTTGTTCGCGGCCGTCGTCACCGCCGCGCAGTTGGGGTTGCTCCCGGATGCGCAACTGGGCGAGGCGTACTTCGTGCCGTTCAAAGGCAAAGTTACGTTAGTCCCAGGTTATCGCGGGTTACTCAAGCTCGCCCGGCAAGGCGACATCGGATTTGTCGAGGCCGAGATCGTCTGCGCCAATGACAAGACGCTCTACGTTTTGGGTGACAACTCACACTTTGAAGCGATGGTGAACTGGCAGGACCGTGGTCCGATGGTCATGGTCTACGCGCTCGCCAAGTACCGCGATGGCGGGATCGCCGCCCGTGTCGTCATGACCAAAGGACAGGTGGACGCGATCCGCGCCCGCTCGCAAGCCGCCAATGGGCCGGCCTGGAGTGACAACTACGAAGAGATGGCGAAGAAGACGGCCCTGCGCCGGCTCGCCAAGCTCTTGCCGCTGTCAACCATTGCCGGCAACGCCTTCCGGCTCTCCGAGTTACAAGAAGAGCTGGGACGCACCGGCCGCGTCATCGAAGGCGAGGTATCGAGCGACGAAGAGCAAAGCCCGCCGGCGCCCGAGATGGCCCCGGAAGCCAAGCCCAAGCGCCGCAGGACGGCGCTCGACAGCGTCGCCCCCAGTTCCCAGCCGCCGCCAGCAGAGCCCGTACAGGACACGACAGGCGCCGACAAGGGGCTGACAGTGGACCCTGAGACCGGGGAGGTCATGGGGTTTGACTTTGATGCGCCGTAGGCGCAACGCCCTGCCGGAAGCCGCGCCCGTCAGGCACGAGGCGTGTGTGGTTTGCCGGCGGCAGGGAATCGTGGCGGTAGAGGTCTGGCCGTACTGGTGGGGTCTGCCCATAGGACACAGGTGGTGCCATCGGACCTGTGCAGACAAATACCGTAGCGCGCTAGTCGCCGCTCAACGTGCGCGAGCAGTTGAGGCGAGCAAATCAAAGGTCCCGGCAGTGGGTAGACACCAATCAGATTCACGGTTTGTTGCGGCGCATGGGGACATGGCGCGCACGGTATCTAAACCTGGCCAGAAAGCAAGTAGGAGTTGACGTGAGCAACATCATCCAGTTGAAGCACGCCGCCAAGATCCACGGCTGCGAGAACATCATCGCCGAGGTAGTCACCATCACGCCGGCGGAGGCAACCAACTGGTTGCGTTGCAATGAGCACAACCGCCCGGTGCGAAAAAATCACGTGATCTTTCTCGCCAACGAGATCCGCGCCGGCAACTGGCAGGTCAATGGCCAGCCCATCGTGATCGCAGACAATGAACAGGTGCTCGACGGGCAGCACCGGCTGCTCGCCATCATTGAGGCCGGCATCCCGATCAAGACCCTGGTGGTGTACGGCATCACCGAGCAGGCGTTCAGCACCATCGACACCGGCGCGGTGCGCTCGTCCGCCGACGCGCTGTATCTGCACTTCGATGAGCGCCCCATCGGCATCGTCAAGGCCGTGGCGTCGGCGGTGCCGTGGCTCAAGCAGTTGGAGCGCGGCGCGGTACGCACCGGCGGCGGGACCAAGATCAGCAACACCGAGGTGATCGTCTACGCGCAGGACCATCCTTCGCTCTTCGAGCGCGCCTCACGCTTGCAGTCCTACCCGAAGGACAACCGGCCGCTGTCACTCGGCGTCGGCACTGCGCTCTACGAATACTTCTCGCGCAAGGACGAAGAGAAGGCGGATGCGTTCTTCGAGCGGCTGTACACGGGCGAAGGGCTTGAGCGCAACGATGTGGAGTTCGTCTTGCGCTCCGCGTTTCAAAAGGACGCACAACGCCTCACGTCCAAGCTCCAGGTCAGCATCAAGGTCCGCATGGTTATCAAAGGGTGGAACTGGCGCCGGCGCGGCCGCGGCGATGAGGCGACTTATCAGACCATCACCGTCATGCCATCCGAGGACACGCGGCTCGTCATCCTATGAAAACAGAGCATTCAGAGTACGCAACTTGCTACGTTGGTGCGTTGCAATGGAAAAATCCCGGCAAGTCGCCAACCTGGGCGGCGGTCGCCGCTGCCTACGACGCTGGCCTCACGCACGCCATCGCCGTGACGCCCGCCAAGCGCCAGCAACTCATTCGCTACTTCCGCGCGCTGCGGGTCATCAACGGCGAGCGCCGGAGAGCGCGCAAATGAGTGGTTCTAAGCTCAACCCGAACACATGGAAGGGCGAGATCAGAAGCGGCGGATACATCGTCAAAAACATGAAGCCCGTCTCGGCAAACTCACCGCAGTGGAAAGGCAAGTATTACCTAATCGGTTACGGCTGGATCTGGGTCAACGGCTGGGAGCGGCAAGGGAACTTGGTTCGATTGTCTTTGCAAGATATGACAGACGAGCAGGCGCGCAAGTTTTGCCAACCTAGGGGCGCGCGCCAACCCCAACAAAACAGCCAAAACGAGCCGGATTCCTCCGAATCCGGACAAGGCGACATCCCTTTCTAATCAACAGTTAGTTGATTGACTTTACGGGTAGGAGTAGTTTTCGACCCGTTGCCAATCGTCGTCTAAAGGAGTTGCACACGATGAAAATGATCTGCGAGGTCGCCGGATGTGGCGAAGAACTGAGCGAAGGAACGGGCTCGAAGGGCGGGCCGATGTTGTGCAAGTGGTGTCGAGGCCCGCGCACCTACTGGGCCAAGCAAGGGCTTAAGGCAATGCGAGCACGGCACGAGCGCCTGGGCTTGTTTCGTTCTCGAATGGAGTATTACGAGCCGCGCGTCGCCGAGATTCTGAACAAGGCACGCAAGTCCGTCGCCACTCACAACAAGAAGGCCAAGGCGGTCATCCAAGAATCCAATGGCACCACTCACTAGATAGGAGCTGAAAGCGATGGCGAAAGAGCCCGAAGGCGTTGTCTATTCCAACAAGAATCCCACCCCCAAACCTTCCCCCAAATCCTTCCGCTGGCCTGAGCGCTCGGAAGCGAATGACGAAGTGCGGCTGAAGCTCGCCGCGTCCTTGCAAGAGCTACTTCCCACCAAACACTGGACCCACATCGATTTAGCGAAGTACCTGTTCGGTCACGCCGACGCAGGGCATGTGCGCCGCATCGGTGCCACGCGAGCGTGGCTGCGGGGAGGCGGGCCGTTCATGACAGAAGACCAAGCCGGCTGGACCGCCCAGGCGCTAGGTGTCCCGATGGCGCGGCTGCTGGAGCCCAAGAAGGCGTTTGATGCCAACTCGACATTGATCCGCAGGAAGGGGCCATACAAGAACGCCGGCAAGAAGAAGGAACCAGAGGAAGATGACGGCCGTTGGACTTTGCCAAAGGGTGTTAAGGCGCCCTCTTTCAAACAGGCGACGCTCGATGATCGGCCTGGGTGGACGGCGGTGGAACTGAAGGCGACGCTGCCAGATGATGTCTCGCAGGCGATCTTCTCCATGCTCAAGTGCAAGCCGGCGAGTGAGTAACATGCGCGGTGTCCGGGCTAATCTCCTTGGTAAACGCTTCGGGAATCTTCTCGTCGTGGGTCCTGCGATAGGGGATCGGCCCGGACAGCACTGGTCTTGCATCTGCGACTGCGGCAAGTCGTGCGTGAAGCTCGGCAAAGACCTGACCAAGCGCACGCCGGAGCGATGGGTCCACTCCTGCGGCTGCCGCACTGCGCTCACCAAGTCGATTCAACTGCTCGACCGGCTGAAGAGCCGGCAGAGCGAACGCCTTGACCTACTGAAACGGGGATAGCCGTGCGCGTAGTGGATAGATGTTTCTACTGTGACGAGCTGGTGACGGTCATGGACAACGCCGAACGGGTCAACTCATCGGAAGGACCACGGGCGGCGCACCCGGAATGCAATTTCCGCGCGATCATGGGAAGCGTCGCGCACATCGAAGAGCGCTGTCAGTGCTTCGTGCCTGGGTCTACCGAAACCGATCCCAAGGGGATGACCTGCCGCGAGGCGGCGAGGGCGGCAGTAGGGGCGTGGGAGAAAAAGCGTGGATAAAATGTTTCGAGTCCGCATCAACGGCGAAGCCGAAGGGGCCGGCGACAGGTGGCCGACGCTGAAAGAGATGCAGCATTTTGTCGGTGGCTTCGTGGAACACGTCCGTGTGCTTACGAGCGACGGTGAAGAAATCCATATGCTTGTGAATGAGGATGGCTTGCGCATCGGCTTGCCGTTGAACCGTGTGGCGACGCTTCTCTATGGCGCGCCCATCGTCGGCAACGCGTGGATTTGGTACGGCCCGCTGCCAGCAGATGCGTGATGCTGCGCCTCCCGCGTCACCTTGAGATTTACCGCCGCACGCTGCGCGGAATGCACGGCGACCTGCACAACTTTTTGATCGAGATTCCGAACCGGGGCCTGCGCATCATCGGCAGCGACGGCGAGGGATGGGATCACGTCTCGGTGTCGCGTGCGGATCGCACGCCCACCTGGGAAGAGATGGAGTGGGTGAAGCGCGAGGTATTCGAGCCCGACGACTGTGTGATGCAGCTACACGTGCCGGTGACTGAGCACAAGAATCTCCATCCTCATTGCCTGCACCTGTGGCGCCCGCAGGGCGCGGAGATTCCAAGACCGCCGGTATTTATGGTGGCGCCATGAAGAGGGTAAAGCCACGCGCGCCTGTGACGAAAAAGAGCCAACGCTGGCCAGTGTGCGGCTGGTGCCTCCAAAAACTTATACAGACCGCGCCTAACAAATGGGAGTGTTCGCGATGCCCGTGAGACGCGAGTTCGGGGGGTAAGGAACCGCCGCCCGTATATCATTGCCGGGCGGCGGTTTCCTTTACTTGACCGGCAGCACCTGCAACGCCATCGCGACGCACAGCAGGATCACCGAGACCCATAGCGGGCATTTGCCCATCGCTGCGACGATGGCCGCGACCAGTGCGCCAAGCACCATGATGAACATGACAGTGAGCATGGTTGTCTCCTATTTCGACTTTCGGGCTTTCCTTCGCAGCACGGCCCTACCCGCAGGGGACGGGGTTTCTTCCTCTTCCTCTTCCGCGTCGTCTTCGTCGTCATCGGGCTCGTCCTCAGGCGGAGGCGGAGTTTCAGCGGCCATGAGTCCAGCCGCCGCAGTGATGACGACCGAAACGATTTCGTTGAGCACGTGCGGGGCCTTGGTTCCAACGCGCACCACGTTGCTCGTGGTTGATCCCAGCAGAAAGGGATTCGCGTTCATCGACGCTGCGATGAGCGCCGCCGCAGTGCCGGCGCTGGAGCCAATCGGCACCGTCGTCGTGACACCGCGCGCCGATCCCTCGGCGTTGACCTTGTAGTTCACGACGACGGTCTTCGCGACATCGGCCGCCCCCGCCATCACGATATTCGGGAAGGCAACGGTGGCCGACAGTGCGGGGATCACGGGCGGCGTTGGTGCCGGGGGCACATCGATGCGCGTCGCGCCAGCGATGTCGGCTGCGCCGCCATCGGCGTCCGCGCCCTTGCTGATCGCGGAGTTGGTGGGGGCGGGCTTGCCTGATCCTGGCTGGAACTCGCCACCGAGCGACGGGACTGCATACGCCTTGTCGGTGCCGGCGAACGCCGGATCGGTCGGGACCGCAGCCGCCGAGGCGTAACCCCCCGGTGACGGCCTGGTATAGGCCACATCGCCAGCGGCGAAGGGCGGGGTAGTTTGGTCGATCATCGGCTTACTCCTATGCGTAGGGGTTATTGAAGTCCATCCCCTGCGGCGGCGTCTTGTGCCACGGGTAGAGGTTCAGGAAGCTCGCGTTGTTGGCAGCGCGCCCCGGCCAAACTACCGGCGGCAGCGGCACAATGGGTGCCGTGACTGTCACGGTCGTATCGACAGCGAGGTCCGCCGCGCCGCCGTCAGCATCCGCACCGAGAATCGCGGCGCGCCCGATGCCGAAGTCACCGCCGAGTGACGGGCGCCCGTATGCCTTCGTGTCGGTCATTGCCGGATCGGTGGCTGTCGTGGTTGACAGCACGCCACCGGCCGAAGCCCGCACGTAGGCGTTGTCCACTGGCTCCGCCGGCGGGCCTACGGCTGGAACGTGAATCAGTTCGATGTCTCTCATGGCTGTTTCCTTCTACTGGTCAGATTCATCTTCATCGCCGCCGCCGCCGCCGCCTGGGTATCCCTGCGCGGCAGCGGCCGCGTCATTGATCGCCGCCGCTCTATCAACCTCGGCTTGCGCAGCGCCTGAGCCGCCGGTCGCCTCGGCCCTTGTTCTCGGCGACACGTAGTCGAGGCCGGTCGCCTTTTCCGTAAGCCATTCGCCCACCGGGTTAATGACCCGATCCGATGTTAGGAAGGGCAGCGTGATCCCCAAGAAAACATCGAGCCCAGGGTAGGCGCCGACAATCGAAAGGATCTGCGAGGTCGCCCAGATCGACGCTCCCTTCCAAGATGCCTCGGTCAGTTTGTAGACCGCGTCGGCGGTCATGGGCTTGTCGTTGATGATTGGTCGGGTGATGTCCGTGATGAGCTTCAGCGGCAGCCCCAAGAAGGGGCCGGCCATGAGCTGCGTCAGATCGCGCTCGTACTTGAGTCCGAACATCGCGTTCACCAGCGGATCAGCCGCACCGAACATGCCGGAGCGTGACAGCGACTGCCACGCCCAGTTGGGCAGTTCAAAGCCCCCGAAACCCTGCTTCTCTTGGAGCTTCTTCACCATCTGGTCCCAGTCATCGTCCCCCGAGATCGCCCCATAGATCAGCATCCGCATGGTATACGCGGCCATCTGGCCCGCCATGAGCAGCGACATGTTGATGGCGGCCGATGCGGCTTGCGCGGTGCCTATCGACTTGTCTGCGGCCCAGGCGTTGGCGATGCGCTTTCCGCTCGCGATCAGGATGTGACGCTGGTAGGCAAACTGGAACGACAGGATGCCGTACATGAATGCGTATTCGGGCATCGAGGCCATGCGCGGCTTGTCGATGGCCTTCGGGTCGAGCACTGCGCTGTCGACGAAGCGGTTAATCGCGGTGCGGATCGCGTCAAGGTGTCGCAACTGGTCCATCTGATTCGCGGTCTTGATGTTGCCCAAGGATTTAAGCTCTTTCAGTAGCTCCAAATTCCTTGAATCGATGCCGAGTTCTGCGAGCGCCTGACGGGCGAGTTTTGCCCTGGCGCCAGTGCCAAGAGCACGCTGCGCCATCTTCGGTGCGTAGCGCGTCATGAATATCTGCGAGGTGGCGCGCCGCATACTCATCGCGTGCGGGTGAATGCCGGTGACGTGGAAGAAACGCGCGGCCTTCACCCGATCCGAAGAGTTCATCTCCATCAAGTTGTAGCGCGCCAGCATGAGCTGGTCGGCCATGTGGTCGGAGACGATGCCGAAGTATTCCGACATTTCGCGCCGCCACGCGGTGCGCGCCTTCGCGCCTTTAAGCCCCAACTTCGCGGCCAAGTCCTGCATCTGCGAGTAGTACACGCGGAAGATGTCGGTCAAGTCCCCGGTGGCGCGCGCGATGACGATGGGTTCAGCGATTTGCGACCACAGCGCGCGCGCGAGGATGACCGGCGTCAGCAGCGCAGCAACCCTTGAGCGCCAGCGCAGCCCCTTGGCCGTCATGCTGGTGTTGTGGCGCCCAACGAGTAGGTCAATCGACTTGCGCAGCTCTTCCATCTCATCACTGCTCACGCGCAGTTCTGTGCCATCAGGCCCCGTGTATGGCGCGGATGCCTGATCCATTGCCTGATCGAGCTTCCAGCCAAGTTTTCTTTCCGGTGTTCCAGTCCGCCTGTTGGCCGGCTCTGGGTTGCCGAAGAACTTGCCGAATTCCACGCGATGCACGGAATGCGAGATATAGGTCGTGATGAGTTCCAGCGGGTCGTTCTTGAGGTAGTCCCCCATGATCGCATCCGTCTCTTCCGGCAGGATGCGCGCCTTGGTGTACTTGCTGTTCGGGTCTCGCTGGTTGAATGCAAACGATGGCCCGGCATCCGTGCTGATCCCGCGAATGCGCATCTCCCAATCGCTCGCCGCTTCCATCGCCCAGGCGTCGCGCAGCTTGTCGTATATCTTCGTGCCCAACTCGGCGATCTCCACCTCGATCACGCTGGTGTCCTCGTCGGCTTCCTCCATTTCCTTGTACTTCTCTAACAAGCCGTTGAGTGTCTTGGCGTCTTCTAACAAGCCCTCGGCGATCAGTTTGGCTTCTGCCACGTGACCGCTGCGCGCGATTTCTCGCACGTACTGCGTCAAATTTCTGAGCTTGTCGTGGTCTGCGAGCACCGCATCGAGAGTGCCAACCTCGCGCGGGTACACCAGCCGGTACAGCTTATTGGCCTGGGTGCGGAATCCCTGCACATTGTTCTCGACAATCAGGGCGTCGATCATGCGCGGCAGGTAGCCGTTCTTCGCGTAGCCAATGTTCACGCCGTTGGCGGCGTTGTAGTTGTACATGTCGTTCAAGAAACGCCGAATGTCGGCGGCGGCGGCGGCGATATGCGGCGGGACGGAGTCGGCCGGAATCGCATTCACCAGCACGTCGCGCAGCATCCGCAGCTCGTCGTCCTTGTAGGCGCGGACATTGTGCTTCTTGATGTAACCAGCGAAGCGGTTCTGGTAGACCTTTTCCCAGTGGCGAATTTCCTCGCTGTACACCTTCTGCTGTACGCCGACGTTGGCGCCTGGGTCGGTGGCAAAGTTCCTCACCAGCCACGCAATGCCGGTGTTGCCTTTGTGCTTGGCTTGCAGCCCCAGTAGAACGCCGCGAATCGTGTGCGCAAGTTGCTCGATCATCTCCCTGATGCGCCGAGTCATCTTGTAGCCCTGGTTCGCAAACCAGCGTCGCAGTGGGCCGGTGCCAGCCGCGTTGAACTTCGAGTCGCGGATCTTCTTTTCGTGCTCGTCACGCGCTCGCTCGTCGCGGTCGGCGCGATGTACCTCTTCGAGCTGGCGGCGAAACGGCGCCATCACTCGGTGGATGATGCCGCGCGACTGCTGCATGGCCTGCGCGGTCATGCGCGGCGCGGCTTTCTTCCAGTGACGCGTGTCGGTCGGCTCGATCACGTTGGGCGCGTTGCCGGTTGGTGCGAGTCCGCGATCCCGCAGCGCGCGCATCATAGTGTCGAACGCTGCAAAAACGGCGGTGCGGTCCATGTCCTGCGGGAACGGCACGGCCATCTGGCCGGTGCGGTTCTCGTCGTACATGCGCTTTGACTGCGTGACAAACGGATGATCGGCGGGAAGCCCCTCGATCTTGTTTGCGATGTACGCCTCATACGCGCGCGCGAACATCTCCGTGGGCCGCTGCCAGTAGCTGTCTTCCGTATCGCCTTCCATGCTGCGGGCGTCATGCGCCTTGGCACGTTTGTAGTAGTCGGAGGCGATGTCCTGCTTGTTCGAGTGGCCGGTCTTGAAGTTATCGAGCTTCCTCTGGAGCGCGGCTTTCTGCGACGGCGTCTTGGCGACGGCGATTTTGGCTTCGAGGTCTGCGACGTAAAGCGCCGCGTCGGCGCTGTCGAAGTACATGGCGTTGAGCACTTCGATCATCGAATCGCGCACCTGCTGATCCATCGTCTGGGTGGTGCCGCCCTTGCGCGTCTTGCCGGTCATGTGCCGGCCCTGGTACTGCAAGATGTCGTGCGCGAAGTTCTCGACCAGCCAGTGATCGAGCGCATGTGCCCACTCGTGCGCAAACGAATCGTTGCGGCGGGTCATGCCGATCATCTTTTCGGCGGGGCTGTAATAGGCGAGGGCACCGGGTGCCTCGCGGTGCAGCTGCATCGCCAGCCGGCCGTTCAAGCTCATGAATTCCGGGTTCACCTGCTGCACGGCGGCAAGGTTGGTGAGCCCAATCCACGCATCTTTTAGGACATCGATGGCTTCGCCGATGGGCAAATTCTTGTCCATCTGGATGTCGCGGAAACCGAAGCGCGCCTTGATGAGTTCGACGGCCTTGGCGAATTGCCGCTGCGGCGTCGCCAACACCATGAGATCCGCATCGAGGTTGTTGTCCGTCCAGATGTTGTCCTCGGCGGCGCGTATCTCGCCCTCGCGCGTCATGCTGAACGGCCCAGGGTGTGCCTTGCTCGTGGCGCGCTTCGGCCGGCGCAACGCGTCCGGGTTTTTGAGTATTGTGTCTGCGCTCTCGCGCCCTGCGATCTTGACTTGTTCGGAATCGAATGCCACCCACTCGAAGCGCCCATTGTTGAGTGGAATTTTTAGGCCGTCGTAGCCCTGCTTCTTTAACTGTGCCACCCGTGCCGGCGACAGAAAGGTCGCGCTCAGATACGGATTGGTGATGCGCAAATATGCCGCGTAAACAAGCGGCTTTCCGCCTTCGGCCTTGCGGCCAAGCGAATACCCAGCGGCGGTTTTCGCATCGGTGTGGAAGAAGATGCCGTTCTCTACCTTACCGGTCTGGAAGTCCGTGAACTCCGCGCCCGAGCCGTGATAGACGATAAGCGGCTCGCCGTTTTCATCGACCACATTCGAGTCGCCGAACCACTCGCGGAAAGCGGGTGTGTCTGTGTCAATGGGCGCTGGCGCCTTCGCAGCGGCGGCCTTGACTGCTTCGTCCAACACCCTGCGTAGGTCTGCTACGGCGGCGGCGTACTGGTTGAAGTCCTCGGCGTTGTCCACGGCATCGAGTGCGTCGTTGATGTCGCTCTCGAATGCCTCGGCCATCGCGGGCTCGTCTTTCGCAAACTGCGGCGCGAGACGCTGATATTCGGCGTGTGCCTTCTCTGCGGCGGCCTTGTCGGTGTCAACCTGGGCCGCGACCCACTCAGCCGGCTTCTGCTCTGTGGCTGGCGCTGGCGCGAGGTCGAGTTGCTGTCTGTCCGCGACGCTCGATCTGCTTCGCTTCTTGGCCTTGCGCGCGGCGCGTTCCTCTTCGAGGCGCTTCTGGTGCTTTTCCTCTGCCTCCACCGTGAACTTGGGGCGGGCGGTCTGTTGGCGCTTGCCCTTCGGCTTCGTGACTTCTGGCGCGTCGACTGCGTTGTTCGCCATGAAAAACGCATACGCGAAGCCCTCGGGGGTCTCGCTGCGGGCGGCCTTGGTCTCTTCGGAACTGCCGCCGTAGTCGCTGTGCATCTTGGAGCCCTCGACGGGCTCCACCGGCGCGGTGGGCAGGTTGGTATTGAAGACGCCGTACAGCTGCGTCTTCTTCATGTACGGATCGCCGAAGTCATACGGGTGGAACTGGTAGCGCGGTATTGGCAGCCCGGTTTCTTTCCTGATGCGACCGACCGGGTTCTCCATCGCCCAGAACGTCGGGCCTAGCAACTCAACCATTTGCAGTGCCGCGAACACCAAATCCTTTGCGTCTTCAGTGCGACCGTTGGCGTCCTTCATTTCAAACCATTTCGAGCCGGAGCCAGCAAATTCCGTGCATGGCACCGCGATCAACATGCCGTGAACGCCAGACCCCAGGAACGGGACCTTGTTCTTAAGCCAGTCAAACGGGTCGTCCATGAAATCGCGAACGTCATCGTTGGTCTTGAGGTCGAGGTTGTAGACGGTGTATCCGGCTTCCTCATACGGCCGCGACCATTCACCGCTGAAGTCGAACAACGAAATGATCGTTTTGTGGGAGTTGCCGTTTTCGTCGGCGTTTTCACCCTGCTCCCGCGCGTGCGCCTTCCATTCCTCAACGCGCTGCGCGGCTTCCTCTTCCGAGATAAATGCCGTGTACGTGGGGTCATCGGTCGCATGGACCTTTACGTCCGGCGCCTCGAAGAGTTCTGCTTTTGCTTCGACCGCCTCCTTGAATTCCTCCGCCGTGGTGTAGTGCTCGACAACGTCGGGCGGCACGTCTGCGAAGGCCTGTCCGGGCTTGTACTTTCTGTTTGGATCGCGCGGCCTGGGGGCTTGCGGTGTTGCTGCCTTGACGGTTCGTTCCAGCACCGCACGCAGCTCCGCAAGGTCTCCGGCGTATTCGCGGAAGGTCGTTGCGCGTTCCATAAAGCCGATGGTTTCGTATATTTTGTCCTCGGCAATTTCGGCACCATCTGGCCGGTCTTCCTCAAACTGAGGCGCCAGACGTTGATATTCCGCGAACAGCTCGCGGGCGGCTTTCAAATCCTCTTCAACCTGGGCCGCGATCTTCTTCGCCGGCTTGCCCTCGGTTTTCGGCGGGGGCGGGATATCCAGCGGATACACTTCTCCGGCGGCCCGCTCCGACCTTCGGTTCTCAAGGATTCTCGCGTTTTCGCCCGCTTGTATTAGTTGTTCGATCAACTCGCGCAAGCGTCGCACGTAGCCGTCCACGCTCTTTGCGTTCCCCAATTCGGCGGTCAGGTCTGCAATCACCCTGTCCCACTTGGCGAGGCGATACATCTTGCCTTCGGCGCGTAGGTCGGCCGACGCCGCCATGTACTTCTGGTACAGCTTCTTGGCCGTGTCCTGATAACGCTTTACGTTGGCCTCTGTTGTATCCCCTGTGCGCGCCTCATCCCTCTCGGCATCGCGCGGCGGTGGCGGCGGCAAGTCGAGCTGCGGTGGCGGCTGCTTCTTGGTTTGCTTCGGCGTTCTTGCGGTCTTCGGCGGCGGCGTCTTGACGCCGGCCGCCTTCATCCGCGTTTCGCGCGCTTTCTCGGCCGCGCGTTCCGATGGGTGGTAGGAAATTCCCCCCGGCTCGTAGAGTGCCCAGAGGCCGAGCGGGTCACCGGCCGGAAAGATAGACCACACTTCTGGCTTGCGTGGTTTGGTCTTCGGCTTCGCGGTGGGCTTCGGCGGCCCTTCGATCTCATCGACCAACGCATCGGTAAAATCCAATGCGTCATCGAGCGAGGGTTTCGTCGCCGTGAAAGCGGCAATACGTGCTGCGATGTCTGATGGAGCGCGCCCCTCGTCGTGCGCCTTCTGAATCGTCTTGAGGTTTATTTCGATTTCCTCGCGCGTGGCTTTGTCCATCGCGCGGCCAGTGAGCACCGCGGCGCGGAACGCAGCGAAGTCAATGACTGGCGCGCGCGCCTGGGCCGGCGCGGGCTTTAGTGCCCCCATCTCCCGCATGGTCGCGGTTGACTGTTCTATCTTCTCGGCGAGGTCGCTGATGGCCGCGACCACTTCTTGATCGGTGCCGGTCTTCGCGGCCTCGGTAAACCTTGTGAACGCCTCATCGACCGCGCGTCGTTGCTCAGTGGTCTGTTCCTGCGGCAACAAGCGGCGCAGCCGCTTGTATTCCTCATCGACCGCCAGAATGCGTGCCGAGGCGGCGTTGTAGGCGG